CTTCTGTCGTGTAGTTACCATACGGTTTTGCTACTGAAGCAAGGTGTGTGTACAAGTCACGATAATCTGGTGGACTTCCAATCCTTGCTATTGATTGGCACATTTTCTTTTCTTGAGTTGTATAGTTTATAGTCATGCTACCTCCTTTAATAATGAATCTGATTTATTCATGTAACTTATTAGTTTGCTTTCTCTTTCCACAATAGTTTTGTGTGGGTTAGATACTTCAACTGGGTGTGAAATCCAATGGGTTACTGCATTATACAATGCCCATTTAGTTTGACCCATATCTTGACGATAGTTTATCCATTGATTCATAAGATTATAGAATTGTGTTTCGTTTCTATATTTACCATCAATGGTAGGTCGTGCTGTATATGTTAGTTTGTTAAACATTTCTTCGACATCCCACTCTGTTACTCTAGTGTTTGCCCATTGCATATATCTTTCTTCATTGGTATGAAAGAAATCGACTGAATGTTTTAGATGGTCAAAGTTATATTTGAATACACCATTATGTTTGAGTCTGAAGTTAGCTACTCTATCTGCTGTTGTACAGCCATTCAAACACCATAATCTTAGACCTGCTGCTGTAATCATTATTGACCACATTCCATTGTATGAGTTACGAAGTGTTACTTGAAACGCAATGTAATCATCTTTGCTTGGGTCTTTGATTCTTACGTCACGACAAATAAACTTTGCCATCATCATTGCGCCATTGTCGTAAGTCTTTATCTGTGGCACGAACTCATTTGATACTTCATGTAGTATTTCTTTTACTGGGTTTACTACTTGTGCGTGTGTGACTGGTCGGTATGCAGTTGAATGATTGCCTAGATATTCATTGGTATCTGCTCTGATAATCATTATTCTATCAGGACAACTTACTGTGTCATAATCTAGCATACCTTCCATTGGTATTGTTTCTATTGGAAATGAATAGTCATCTTCATAACCAACTATTTTATTGATTGATTGTATATGATTCATTGTAACCTCCATGTTGTGAATCAGTTAGAAAATATGAGATACATTATAAATATCTCTGCTAATACACTTAAGAATAAGATGAAATATAGTATTTCTTTTCCATCAAATAACTTAGGTTTGTAACCAGTATTACTGGTATCTTGTATATGTTTAAGTATATATTTATTCATAATATTCTCCTACATAGTTCTTTGATTCCGTATAGTATAATACTATAGCCAAGAGCAAATGCTATTATCCAGAAAAATATCATTACGTCAAACTCTACAAATTGATAAGCACCGTATAATGATACCATTATTATTACAGTTCCTAATATTACATAGGATATATGAAGTGATGTTAATGACAGCATGATAACCTCCTTTAATATGTATATATATCTGCTGATAAAAGTAATGAAATGAATATCATTACTAAGAATATAAACTCTGTTATGTATATCAATGTTCCCGCCATAATAAATTATGTTGATTATTATATTCATGTACACTTGCACAATGTATAGTGTTATGAATCTCTTTGTGCCAGATGAAATAGAGTCCAACTATTACAACTAACATGAGTGTCATTCTGTTTAGCATAATTTTTTACCTATTGAATTTGATGGTTAGAATATTCTGAACACGAGCTATTACACGCATGAGTTACACTTCCCTTAACCTCTGTGTGAAGTACTAGTTCTGTGTGATTAGGGTGTAATGCTGTGCATTACATTGAAATAAGCATTGCGTAGCTTTGCTCAAATTACACTGTAAATAAAAAAAAGACTAGAGAAGTTAATCCCTAGTCTTTGTATAGGTATTATTTCAACTTAGCTAAGCGAGAAGATGCAGAAAGTTTAGCTTCTTCCTCGTTTACAGTTAAAACCTTGTTGCCTTCAAGTTTTTCTTTGTATTCGGCAAACCATTTTTGTCCATAATCTTTGGAAGTTTTACCATTATCCCAAGTCCATTCGGTAGTTACGTTGAAGATGTTTACGAATAAATCATAAAACATTTTACCATTTTCAATAGATGCTTCAACTGGTGGGATTCTTCCAGTATTATTATCTTCTTTTTCAAGTTTAGATAAGTATGTTTCCTTACTTCTTAAACTCCAACCAATCTGGTTAAGTATTCCTCCAAGAAAGAAAACAGCATCCTTGTTATAATATGGATTTTCTTCACCAGACATTCTTGTTCTTTGCTCTGGTGCATCAAATTGTTTCCAGTTTATAATATCAAGTACTTCTTTAGTAATATTATAAAGAACTTCATTTGAATTATTTTTTTTAGTCATCTTGTATCTCCTTATGTTATTTTATTTTTAAGATGCCCTGCACTTTGAATCATTGCTATTTAGAGTGTGTAATTTAAATGGGTGTTAGCCAAGCACAGAAAAGAAGGCATACCCTCTCTCAGCAGAACCGATAGTCAAACAAGCTTTGCCTTCTTTGACAATGCTTGGGTTATCCACTTCCCATTTAAATTAGAGTGTAACAAAAGACCTATCAACACACACAGCAACCCACTCTCTAAATAGTTGTGATACAAAGCTCGTCTTAAAAATAAAATCACATTAGGTGATACTGACTAAAAGAAATAAGGCAAATGTAGTTCCACCCGTGTGCTTTGTGTTTTGTTTGTGTGTAAGCTATTGATTTTACAGAAGAATAAAATACCCTTGACAAGTGATTTTTGGATGTTCATAAAAGAGGGGGTAAGGGGGTGTTTATGTTGACACAAAGAAGAATAACTAAGAAACAGAGGTTACTGGTTGATACGATTGTAGCAAATGGTTGTAGTGTCAAAAAAGCTAGTGAGGTGGCAGGATATGCAAAAGGTGAATCAGGTAGAGTTACAGCCAGTAAGACTTTGAGATTGCCACATATACAAGAATATATGCAACAAAGGATAAGAGAGAGTATTGGACTTAATGCTACGATAGCCAGTAAGAAAGTACTAGACTTATCAACATCAGCTAAATCAGAGTATGTTCAGCTTGAAGCTAGTAAAGACATACTAGATAGAGCAGGTTATAAACCGATAGATAAGTCAATGCACTTGGTAAGTGGTGACATACAAGTAACAATAGACTTGACATGATGATAATGTGTTTCTATCGTAACAGTCTAGTATGAGAACGACTGATGACTATAGTGGGCAAGGGGGGTTAAAAAAGTGTAACCACCCTACAACAACCCCTCTTATACAAACATTTTTCTTACGAAAGGTACGACATGGCTAGAACAGAAGCATGGACTAGAAAAGAAGGCAAGAACCCTAAAGGAGGTTTAAACCAAAAAGGTCGTGACTCTTATAAACAAGGAACTTTAAAACCTCCAGTTAAGTCTGGGGATAATCCAAGAAGGGCAAGTTTTCTTGCTCGAATGGGAAACATGAAAGGACCAGAAAGAGATGCTAAAGGCAAACCTACAAGATTGCTTCTCTCGCTTAAAGCATGGGGTGCTTCGTCTAAAACAGATGCTAGGGCGAAAGCTAAAGCAATTAGTAAACGCAATAAAAACAAGAAGTCTAAAGGGTAAACTCAATCAACTAGAAAAGGAGAGAACTATGCCAATGGGTAAAGGAACTTATGGAAGTAAAAAGGGCAGACCACCAAAAGCTGCTAAAAAAATGGCAACACCTATAAAGAAAAAACCAATTAAGAAAAAGAAATGAGCAAAAGTACAGTTAACAAAGCAGGTAACTATACTAAACCTGCCATGCGTAAAGCTCTCTTTAATAGGATTAAAGCGAGTAATAAAGGTGGCAGGTCTGGTCAATGGTCTGCTCGTAAAGCGCAAATGTTAGCTAAACAATATAAAGCCAAAGGTGGAGGATATACTTCCTAATGGCAATGAAGAAATCACAAAGGTCGCTTCGTGCATGGACAAAACAAAAATGGAGAACCAAATCAGGTAAACCTAGTACACAAGGGAGTAAGGCAACTGGTGAACGTTATTTACCTGAAAAAGCGATTACGGCTCTTTCTGACTCTGAATACAAAGCCACTACGGCTGCTAAACGCAGAGCAATTAGAAAAGGTAAACAAGTATCTAAACAACCCAAAAAGGTTGCACGAAAAACGAAAAGCTATAGAACTTTCTCATAGGAGTATGTAATGATAGACCCTATATCTGCATTTGGTGCATTGACTGCTGCTCATGGTGCAATCAAGAAATGTGTAGAGATGGGTCGAGATTTGGCAAGTGCTTCATCTGCTATTGAAAAATATGCAAAGGCAGAAGCCGAGTTAGGTTTTGGCAAAGAAAGAAAGAAGAAGTCTATCTTCGGTGGCATTATGGATACTGCTATTGAACAACACTTTAAAGAAGAAGAACAAGCTAGATTAAAAAAAGAACTTCGTTCTTTGTTTCAATTATATGGTTCTCATGGTCAATGGGAAAGATTACAAGCAACAATAGCAAGGGCAAGAGCCGAACATAAAAAACAATTAGAGATACAAGCTAGACAAAGAGATGCTATTTTAAAATTTTTAGTTGTAACAATAACAGTTGTGTTAGGTGGCATAGGTGTATATTATCTTGCAATATATTTAAAAGGAACTTTATAAGTGAGTTTTTTGCATACACTCAAACCAGAAGAAAGAAGAATATTACGTCTTGTTGTAAAACGAGTTCATCTTAAACATCATCCAGAACAATTTTGTACAGATAGAGAAGCCGATAAAGTTATTGCAA